CTGAATCCATCAGGAGCAGGGGGTGCATCTAGAGAAGATGGAGGAACCCACACTTTTGGTCTTTCAGTCTTTGACCGTGTTTGGTTCGCACGAGAAGTTTTGTTTTCTTGTTTTTTCATACGCTATACCTCCTTCGTGAGTTTTAATTGTTTTGCGTAATCTTCGAGTGGCACACCTAATTTTTTCGCGATAGCGACTTGTGAAGATGTGAGTTTCACAGTTTTGCGACCAGGTTTTACGCTTCTATTTGCTGAAGCCACCGACTGTACGGGTCTAGTCGTTTTCTGTTGTTCAGTATTACCAAACTTATGCGGAAAGTCAACTCTTATTCGTTTATCAACTTCCTCATAATACTCGTTAGATTGAGGGTCATACCCTTCCTTCTCTACTAAATCCTTATGGATTTCAAAAGCCGTGAATGTCATGGCTCTATCTTGTCCAAACCATGAGTTCTTAGCTGCCCAGCCTTCCGCTCTCGGATCACTAGGTTCTCGAGAAGGTAAATCTCTCGGAGTTTGTGCCGGTAATTTACCACCGTCAGATAATTTGACGTCTTCTCTACCTTCTTTCATTTGCTGCATTTTCGCATTCTCGAACGCTAATGTAGCAATTCTCTTGTTTGCATCGACTTGAGCTTTAGCATCACCAGACTCAATAGCTGTGGCCAATTCTCGTTGCGCCGCGTCCATACCTGTCTTGACGTTTTCTTCAAATCTCTTTTGATAATCAGAATCCATTTTAAAAAATTTCTTCTGTTCAACTTGTCTTTGCTGTTCAACAGCTCTTGCGTATTCAGTGGCTGAATCCCTCTGCCTTTCTGCTTCACGCATTTTCCGAGTTAGCTTAGCTATTCTTGATTGAACACCTTTGCTGTACTCTTCAAGTTTACTGTCGTCTTCTTTTGTTTCTTGTTTAATTGGTTCTTTGGTTTCTGGTTCGTCTTGTTGAACATCTTCGACTATCTTTACGTCAGACTCTTTCTCTTGAGTCTCAACAATTGATTCGTCTTTTTCTTCAGGAACGTTTATTTCAGCTCCTGGTCCAGACGTATCAATATCAACAGTCTTCTGTTCTTTTTCTGCTATAGGTTGTTCCTTAGCGTTTTCTGTTGGCATAGTTATCCTCCTATGGTTAATATGCGTGAATTAGACTTTTAGGGTCCTTCACGGTCGCCAATATTTCGTCATCGTTAAGAAGACGAATTTCCCCACCTTCAATTTGTAAACGCGATCCCGCGTATCGTGCGAAGACAACCCAATCGTTGACCTTGCACCATGGACCTTCTGGATAACGTTCTTTATCGTTATAACATTGTGGTCCCATTTTTAATACTAAACCACATTGAGACGCCACTTGTTGACGCTCCAAAGTTGTTTCAGTAATTAAAACTCCCCCTGCCGTTTTCTCATCCATCTTGAATGGTAAAACGATCATTCTCCAACCTGTCGGTTGTGGAATCTGTTCTTTTTCTAATTTTTTTGGTTCTTTAGGTTCAGACGGTTTAACGCCTACTAAAGTTTTATCTGGTAATTCTATTTTAGGTTTTTGGTTTGGTTGCGATGTCGACAATGTTTCTTTTTGCATTTGGCTCCTTATCATCTAGCAGGTTAGAGATTTCCTGACGCACTGATTCCAGTGCATTAATTTGACCTATTATATACTTATAAGTCTCCATATTGTCAACCCCTCCAGTGGTAATTGACATAGAAAGAGATTGAATTCTTCTCTCGAGTGCTCGTCTTAATTTATATACTAATGATTCTGTATCCATACTGCTTTCTTTAGTTGGTTATATTTTTGGCATTTTAAAACCAGGATTACTATAGAACTTTTGTAAGCTCTTGTTTCCTACGTTAACTCCTCCTAAACTTCCATGAACATAACTTCCAATGTAAGGTTCCGATACTCCACCTTGAGCCATGTCTTTTCTTTTAACGATATTGCTTAATATTTCAGATTGTTTAGCGTGTGCCTTTGATGCTTTTTTAAGTTTAGAGGCAACGTGTTTAATTTCTTTTTTCATTACCTGCCGTGTTTTTTCATAATTTTATCGACGTCTGCAGCACCTTCTCGTTTAATTTTACCTTTTTGTGATACGCTTAAATTTGGTCCGGCTTTATCAACGGTTTTAAACATCTCTTGCTTAGCCTTAAACTTTTCTGCTAAATTTTTCCCAGGTTTAATACTAGATATAGTTTTAGCTTTCTTTTTGCCAAGCATTCCGAAACCTTTTTTTGCAATTCCAAATATTCCCATTACTTCCAGCCTTTTTTAGCTAGTTTAGGTTTGCCTTTTATAAGACCACCTTTTTTGTATCCTCTGTTTAATTCTCCAATAACTCTTTTTTTCTCAGCTCTTCTATTAGGGTTCATTTTTTCAGAATCAATTCTACCCATTTCTTCTAATAGGTTAGCTCTGCCACCTATGTTCATTCCTTGTCTTTTATAACCAGGCTTCAGTGTTTCTTGTAAAACATAATCGAAGGATCCAGGTTTAGGTCCATTTTTTCGTTTTTTTCTTAATGGAGTTACAGGTTTATCTGATTTTTTTCTTCTCTCACTTTTAAATCTTTCCCATTCAATTTTTTCTCTAAGTGATTCAGGATCTAGTCCTTTACCTGCTGCTTTAGGAAATTGTTTACGTTGTTTACTTGGAGCTCGAGGACCGCCAAATTTTCTTTCACCTTTTTTTGGTCGTCCACCCCTTTTTCTCTGTTCAGACATCTGTTTCCTTACTTATTAATTTTTTGGTTAGGACGTTTTCCAAATTTTCCGTAAGACTCGTCTCTTCTAGCTTTGAAAGATTGTTTCTTGCCAGATTCTTTTCCACGTCTTGCGCTAATGGATTCATCCTCACGATCTTTATAACCTTGTTTCTTCATTTTGACTTTGCCGCCTTTTTTCATAGCCGCTTTACCGCCAAATCTAGATTTGTAAGGTCTTGTTCCGAAATCGTTTCTCATAGTTGCTCCTTATGTGTAGTACTTGGTTTTTTTCCTACGGTTAGCCATCACTTTACCACAACCCGTTGCTATTGCAACCCTTGTTGGTAAAACTTTACCACCCTTGCTATACTCTTTTTCCCAACGTTTTGCAATCTTTGGTAAATTGGCATGCATATACCTTCTTTGCTTTTCAGACTTAAAAGGCACTAACAATCCCACTTTCTAAGTGCTTTGTTAATTCTTGAATTAGGGTCTCTAGCTGTTTTAGCTGATGTTAATCTCTTTTTCATTCCACCCATACGGGCGCAGAATGATTTACGTCTTCCACTTGTTTTAGATTTTGTAGGGGCTTTTAAAGTGCCACCTTTATAACTGTCTCTGCCTTTTTGATTTTAATCCACCAGAAGGATTCTTTCCTTCTTTTCTTGTCCAAGCCGGAGAACCTCCGTCTTTTAATTGACTTCTTTTAATTGCTTTTTCTGTAGGTGCGCCTTTGTCTCCTTTACTACGCATTTTTTCACCACGTTTTCTTTTTTGATGAATATTATACCAAAGCCCTTTACGAGCTACTTTACCTTCTTTAGTAACATGAGTACGACCACCTTCGGCATACATCGCTCTTCCATGTCCTCTTAGTGCAATATCTCCCATTATTTTTTACCGTTCCTAAATATTTGTGTACCCTTTATACCAAAAATGCTCGCCACGACAAGCACCCATAAATTCGTGAACCATTTCGGAAGCTCATGAAAGTACTCGAAGAATAGTTTTACCTTCTCCATGGCAGTCGGATCGTCCGACATTACTGCCCACATTAACACCACGATGGGCGCCGAAATAATTAAAAGTACAAATTCGTCTTTATAGTCGTTTTGACGGGCTTCTAAAAGTTTGCCCTGGTAAGATTCCTCACCTCGAGCCATCTTCTCTGCGTGCATAAGCTGTGCATCAGACATAGCCATTTTCGTCTTTTGTCTGTTTGAATAAATTTTACTGCCTGCTTGTAATGCTATCTTTGCTAAACTAAACCATGCCATAGTATTCCTTTAAAATGTAGGACTTACGCGCAACGCGCGCAAAAATTCCTAGTACCAAGTTACAGTTTTATTTTTATCTTTAAGCATTCTTTTTGTGCCTTTAATTTCGTTTTTATCACCTTGAGCGATATAAACGCCTCTTCCTCTAAAGCTTGACGCACCTTTTGGATCGATGTGTAAGTTTTGAGGAGGCACAGCAACAGAGTCAGTTTTATTTAAGGAAACATTTCCTTTTCTACCAACTTTGTCTTTGCTTGCTTTTTCTATTTTAGTCATAATTACTCCTTGTTATAGACTACCTTTTAGGACCTTTCAAGGTTTTAACGTCTTTCCTTTTCATTTGGTCCGAATAGAGCTTAGCCTGAGTGGTCATCTCTGTTTTAGCCATTGCAGTATCTGCTCTAAGTTCTGCTAATTCTTCATTTTGTTCTAATTTATCTTCAGTTAGATCTCTATTTTGAACTAACTTAGCTTTATCTAGATTGATTCTAGCTTGTGTTTCCATTTCTTTTCTTTGGGTCTCCATAGCTTTTAGATCTATTTCTCTAGATTTAAGTTTAAGTAGAGGATCGTGATCAAACTGAGATGTTATTGTTCTCTCTTCCTTCATAAACTCTTCAGTCATCTCTGCAATCAATACAGCTTTTCTAGCTTCAATCTTTTGAGAGATTTGCTGTAGCTGTTGTTGAGCTTGAGGATTCATACCTGCTTGTTGTTGAAGTTGTGGAAGCATTTGAAACTCTTCTCTAAACTCTAATTCAATTTGTTCTTGAGCCATTAAACTAATATGCTCTAAACAGTTCTTCTGTAATGCACCCATAACTGGTGGATTATTTCTAACTAAATTAGTAGCCATAAAGTTTAAGTGAGAAGTGATGTGGGCTCTATGATCCTGACCTGGAAAGGCTTGGAAAGGTTTCTGAGCTAATGCATCTATGTTCTCTAAACTTGGATCTTTTGGTAATGGTGGTGGAGGAGGTGGTAATATCTCATCAATATTCTTAACACCAATTGCTTCATACATTTTTCTGTAAGCCATATATAAATTATGCATTTGTGGATTAGACATGGCTAATTGTAATTCTGTTTGTGCCATACTCACTCTTTGAGACATAGAGAATATATTTGGATCCGCTACCGGTAATACATCGACTCTTTGATCAAAGTCTTGTTGCTTAACAATTCTTGCTGCACCTACAACATCGTATGGATATTCAGGTGGTAAATAACTTCCAAAAATTTTAGCTAGTAATTTAAATTCTTGTTTCATCGCTACATACAATCTTTTGTGTATAGCTGACATAACTCTTGATCCTCTTTCAAGAAGAGCAATAGTTGTTCCTACAGCAGCTTGTTGATTTCCTTCGCCTACTTGCATATCAGCAATAGCTGCAAATCTTTGCCCTGCTTGAACCACAATACCCATTAATTGTAATAAAGTTGCTGATGGTTCTTTGTACGGTAAATTATAAAATGATTCTTTTAAGCTTCCACCCGGTGCATCAACATCTCTCCATTCACCTGGTTGAATAGATTGAGCATCGTCTTGTACACGTACTCCTCTTTGTTTAAATCCAGCTGGTAAATTAGATAACGTCCCTGCGTCTAATAATTGGCGGAGAGCAGACGTTGCAGTTCTGCTCAAACCGCCAATCATGTGAATGAGTCCAAATCCGTAAAATCCTAGTCCTGGCAGAAATTTGAAGTGGACAAAATATTGGATTTTTTTCTTCAATGGATCATTGGGCGCAAAGTTCCTTCTTATCGAAAGAACCTTTTGACTACCTTGTTCGATTGTAACGACATAAGGTAATTTTATTCCTGACGGTTCACCCGTCTGAGGATTCTGGTCTTCAAAACCTTCTAGATCTAAATTTACATGACACTCAAAGAGAGTATACATCTGTTCATTTCTAGCGGTTCTAGTAGTGCCTTCCAGTTTTCTTTCAGCGTCTTCCACTTTATCTTGTGGAGGCATTCCTGGAGGAGTTAATTCTATGTCTCTGTAAAATCCTGAAACTTGTTGTTTTCTTAAATCATTTTCTGAACTTTTAATAATATGGATAACAGCTTCTGCATCATCTAAAGAGGTAGCTGTATAAGGTACAACTAAATCATCAGCTGGTACAAATTTAGATACAGCTCTTCCTAAAAGTGCATCGTAGTAAACTTTTTTAAATGTAGATCCAGCTAATGGTAAATGAAATAACATTGAATCAAATTCAGGTTCATATTCTTTCATCTGATCTATTAACTGATAGTTCATAAATTCTTTTACCCTCTGTGCTTGTTGCATCCTTTGAGGATTAGATGCACCAATCACTTGGGTTCTTACCGGCCCATCGGCTGGTAATAGTTCTTTATAAGCTTGAGCTTGAAATTGTGTAACCGCTTCTGCAAGAACAGGGTGTGTTGCACCACTTGCTCCTTGGAAAGGTTGAGTTCTGTTTTCGTATTTGAAACCTAATAAATCTAGTCCAGTTACATAAGCTTGTTCCCAATCTTTTCTGGAAGATTTGTAATCTTGATAATCTCCTGCTAATTTCAACCCAACAGGATCTAATATATCATCAGGTAATAATTCTGCTAAATTGTCAAAGTGATTTTCAGTACCTGGAATATTTAAGTTAGCGCTTGGATCGAAATCGATCGTCGCTCCACCATCTTCTTCTGGTGTAACCTCTATTTCAGGTTTATCTATTTTTGCTTCCTCCGTAACGTCTACTTCTGTCATTACATCATTAGGTGCAATGATAGGTTCATCTGTTGTAACGTTCGGGAGTCCTTTATCTATGTTATCTGCCATTTAAACTCCTACCATTTTCTAACACGATTAAACATAGAAGACAAGCCTCCTCCTTGAGGCATAGGTCCTGATTTTGGAGGTATGGCGTGAGGTCTTCTAATACCAGCTATTCCGCCACCTGCATAACTATATGTTGGATACATAAAAACATTTTGTCTAGCCATCTGATCCATTTCTTTTTGAGCCTGTATTGCAGCCAGAGCTTGTTCGGTTTCTTTAGCTTCTAATGCTCCTAATTCACTAGCATATTTTAATGGAAGTTCTGAATAAAGATCCCTTGCATCTTTTATATCTGCACCTTGTATATAATTATCAAATAGATTTGGGACTCCAGCTTCTTCAATAGCATTTATAATTCCCGGTTGAAGGAATCTAATCCAATAAGGTTTTCCTTTTGTGTTAATAAAAG